CGAAGTCCAACGACCCCGCCTTATCTTGAGCCTTGGAGGTGTTTACAACGGACCGACGAGCACAACTCCAAACGCTGCTTAGTGGGATACCGGGAGTAAAGAAGGTTTACTTCCAAACACCCTCTGACGTTACGCTTGAGTACCCCTGCATTATCTACCAGTTGGATAACCGGGCAATCACGCATGCGAACAATCTTCCGTACCGAAGTACCAAACGTTATCAAGTCACGGTAATCGATCGAAGCGCACTTAGTGCAATTCCTGACGCTGTCGCTGCACTACCGCTATGTTCTTTCTCACGGAAGTTCGTAGCAGACAACCTTCATCACGAAGTCTTTCAACTCTATTACTAAAAGGAGAAACCATGACTGTACTTTCATGGGATAACGTAGGAGAACGCTTCTACGAGACGGGCGTCAGCAAGGGCGTCCTCTACAAGACCGATGCCGGAGGCGCCTACACCACTGGCTTCCCTTGGAACGGTCTCGTATCCGTAACCGAAAGCCCCTCGGGCGCTGAAGCAAACGCTCAGTACGCTGACAACATGAAGTACCTGAACCTCATCTCGGCCGAAGACTTCGGTGCGACTCTTGAGGCCTTCACGTACCCCATCGAGTTCGCTGAGTGCGATGGCACCGCCATGCCCACGCTGGGTGTGTCCGTTGGTCAGCAGACCCGCAAGGTCTTCGGTCTGTCCTACCAGACCCGCGTTGGTAACGACGTTTCTGGTTCCGACTTCGGCTACAAGATCCACCTCGTTTACGGTGCAATGGCTGCTCCCACGGAGAAGGCCTACGCAACCGTCAACGATTCACCCGAGGCGATCACCCTCAGCTGGGAATTGTCCACGACTCCTGTTGCCGTACCCGGTTACAAGAACTCGTCGATTCTCACGATCGACTCCACCAAGGTCAACGCTGCAAAGCTGTTGGAACTCGAGAACATCCTGTACGGTACGGCTGGCACCAACGCCCGTCTGCCGCTTCCGGCCGAAGTTCTGACCCTCTTCGCAACGTCGCTGACTCAGGCTGAGCCCACGGCTCCGACCTACACCTCGGCAACCAAGACGATCACCATTCCGACCGTCACCGGTGTCGAGTACTTCATTGATGGTATCAAGAAGACTGGCAACGTTGTCATCACCAAGGACACGGTTGTTAACGCACGTCCGGCACTCGGCTACAAGTTCCCGCTTGTCACCGACGACGACTGGCTGTTCAAGTACGTCTAAGCCATACCGAAAGGAGATTAGGGAATGCTCACACTTACAATTCTTGGAGCAGAAGATTGGGACGAAGAGCTGCAACAGTTCGTCTACCCAAACAGTACAACTCTTGAGTTGGAGCATTCCCTAATCTCTCTTTCAAAATGGGAGTCGATTTGGGAAAAGCCATTCCTCGGTCCTGAGGAAAAAACAACTGAAGAAACTTTAGGGTACATCCACTCGATGTGTCTAACCCCTAATGTTCCTCCGGAGGTTTTTACAAACCTCACGAATGAGCATCTTAAACAAGTCAACGACTACATCAATGCAAAGATGTCTGCAACTTGGTTCTCTGAAAAGGCGGGCCAAGCTAAAGGACGAAACACTCGAGAGATCATCACTTCAGAAGTGATCTACTACTGGATGTTTTCAGCAGGCATCGATAAAGAGTGTGAATACTGGCATTTGAACCGGCTCTTCACACTCATCAAGGTATTCAATGAAAAGAATGCTCCGCCTAAGAAGAATGCCAACAAGGCTGATGCTATTGCGGAACGTCGTCGATTGAATGAGGCTCGACTTGCAGAACATAAGACTACAGGCTAATCATAGGAAGGAGGATCTGAATGACGAAACTTACTTGGGGTAATTCCGGAGAACGATTCTATGAATTGGGCGTCGATCGAGGCGTCTTGTATGTAGAAGGGTTGGATGGAGTCGTTTGGAACGGACTGATTTCTGTATCCGAATCTCCTACTGGTGGTGAAGCTCAACCGTATTACATTGATGGTTATAAATACCTAAACGTAGCCTCGGCTGAAGAGTTCGAAGCTACAATTGAAGCGTATTCTAGCCCTGAAGAATTCGATCGATGTGATGGATTGGATTCCATCCATAATGGTCTCTTCATAAGTCAGCAACCAAGGGAATCTTTCGGTTTCAGTTACCGAACTAAGATTGGTAATGACGTTGATGGTATGGAGCATGGCTATAAAATCCATTTGGTGTACAATGCTTTAGCATCGCCACCGGAACGTTCAAATACATCCTTAAGTGATGACATTGAACCAATCATATTTAGCTGGGACATCACAACCCTTCCGCCATACACGAGTGACTATGCACCCAGCGCACACTTCATCATTGATTCGAGAAAAACACCACTTGAATTGTTGACGGAAATCGAATCTATGCTATATGGCACTGACAATACGTCGCCATATTTGCCTTCAGCATATGAGCTCAACAATCTATACGTTGGCTATACGCATATCGAACTAATTGCTGAAACCGGTTCGGATACCGAAGGGTACACCTACACGAACGAGTTGGTTCGAGTTCATAAAGCTATCAATCCTCCAGATCTCAAGACTGGTGAAGAGCGAATGTGGCTTGATACTTCTGGCGGAGATTTCGCCGTCCTTAAACTAGTCGTTGGAGATTAAAAATGACAATTACAAATCTGCTTCTGGCAGGAAAGGCGACCGCGGCTGAACAAGCTCTTGCTGAGGGTGTAATGGCTGCGCTCAGTTTGAATCCGGACGGTCGTCTACGTGTTGCTTCTAAGCCGGGATATTTTCTCCCTGTAGAAGGCGATCTTGTTGGTGCTGCATCTACACTTTTTGTAGATGTTACAGACGCATCCAACATCGTCATGCACGTAAAGAACACCGGCACAGCAACGATGGCTGCTGGAACTTTCGTATTCGAAGGATCAATCGATTCCACCAACGGTACCGATGGCACTTGGTTTGGAATTCAAGCAGTTCGTACTAACGCAAATACTCCCGAAGTTCAGGCAACTAACTTGGGAATCGTCGCGGGTGCAGGAACCACATATGCGTGGGAAGCCTCGGTAAATGCCGTTCGTTGGATGCGTATTCGAACTTCGGTTACCGTCACAGCAAGCTCTATTGCGCATTGGACTCTTATTCGTGGTACATATGCTACGGAACCGATTCCTGCAATTCAAACGCACGCTGTCACGCAGTCGGGAAACTTCCTTGTAGCTCCGGCTACTGGCTCGGCATATTTCTTGAACAGTGCGGCTTCGACGAATGCTGCAGTAGTTAAATCTACTCCGGGTTCTCTTACAGAGCTTTCGATATTCAACTCTTCGATCTCGAACATATATCTGAAGCTCTATAACAAGACAACTACTCCGGTCCCTGCAACAGACGTTCCCATCGCCACGCTATATATTCCTGCGGGAACACATCTATGTCAGGACTTTGGATTGCTTGGTAAGCGATTCACAGCGGGCATCGGAATTAGCATGGGTACTGGAACTCCATCAGACAATACTGCTGTAGCTGCGGGCATTACTGTAAGTGCTACATACCTCTAATAAGAAAGGAGCCTCTGTAAATGGTTAAGATCCAATGGGATACACACGGGAGTCGTCTATATGAAGATGGCGTAGATCGAGGCGTATTCTTTCCAGAAAATGGACCGGGCGTTGCTTGGAATGGTCTGATATCAGTTACGGAGGCTCCTTCCTTTGAGGCCCCCGAATACTTCTATATTGACGGCGTTCCAATCGATAGACGTGATGATGTAGGAAGCTTCGCTGCAAAAATCGAGGCTTTTACATACCCTATTGAATTTTCCAAATATGATGGTGTCGAAGATGACCTCGTATCTGGACAAGAACGCCCAACATTTGGTTTTAGTTATCGAACTGGTCTAGGAAATGACTTAGTCGGTCTCGAATTAGGCTACAAAATCCATATCGTATATAATGCTCTCGCTGAAGTATCCGATGTTGATTATATTTCTATCAGTGATTCAGATGATCTTACAACTTTCAGTTGGGATATCACTACAACTCCTCTGGATATCGATGGCGTTCAAAGTGCACATCTAATAATCGACACCACAAAGACATATCCTGAGACTATCGCAGTCCTTGAGGATATTCTCTATGGTAACGGTGATGAAAATCCCCGACTTCCATCTCCAGAAGAAGTTTTGGATATTTTCCAAGAAAATTCAATGCTTAAAATCACGGACAACGGCGATGGTACGTTCACTGCCGAAGGTCCTGATCATATTGTTGAAATGCTTGACAGTACGACCTTTCAAATCCACTCACCCTCGGCAGTTTACATCGATGGGTCAATGTACAAAGTTAGTTCGCTATAACTTAAGGAGGAAATATGGCTTCAGTTACAGGCCTCACCGCACAGAGAATGCTCCAAATCGAAGCGGCCTCCGTTACAGATGGTCTCATCGATGCAAATGGTAACCTCATTCTAACTACGGTTGGGGGGACCAATAAAAATGCCGGTCTTGTAAAGGGTACCCAAGGTATTAAGGGCGATATCGGTCCTTCAGGTCCGCAAGGAATCCAAGGACCTCAGGGTGTAAAGGGCGACGTAGGAGATGTTGGACCCCAAGGTATTCAAGGTGAAACTGGTGCTGAAGGTCCGATAGGTCCCCGAGGCCTTACAGGCCCAACGGGTCCTCAGGGTGTAAAGGGTGACACCGGTCTTACTGGTCCTCAGGGTATCCAAGGTCCTCAGGGTGTAAAGGGCGACACGGGTTCACAAGGCCTTACCGGTCCTCAGGGTGCTCAAGGTCCTCAGGGTCCTCAGGGTCCCGAAGGTGAGATGGGTATACAGGGACTTCAAGGTATTCCCGCATATTCCGGGTCAGTTTCCACAAGCACCATCACCATCGGCACTGGTTCTAGGACCTTTGGCTCTATCCCAGTTGTTCTAAACTGGCCCGTCGGAACTTATGTACGAATTGCTTCACGAGCCAATCCAAATAACTATATGGTGGGTACTACCACCGCTAATGGCAGCGTAAGCGCTATTTCTGTAAATGTGGTTGAAACCGGTGGATCAGGAACCTTTGCCGATTGGGATATTTCTCTGTCAGGTGTTAAGGGTAATACTGGTCCACAAGGACCTCAGGGCATTCAGGGTGAAGTCGGTCCTCAAGGTATTCAAGGTCCCATTGGTGCTACAGGCCCCTCCGGAACAATTATTGGTGCAACGGCAACTGCTCTTACGCCCGGTACAAACCCATCGATAACATTAGGTGGAACGTCAACGGCAAGAACGTTTGCTTTTGGTATTCCAACAGGGGCTACGGGTGCTCAAGGTGCAACTGGCGCCACGGGTCCAACGGGCCCTACCGGTCCAACGGGCCCTCAAGGTGTGAAGGGTGATACTGGATCGCAAGGTCCTCAAGGTCCAGTCGGTGCCCAAGGTCCTACAGGTCCTCAAGGTCCCGAAGGCGAGATGGGTATACAGGGGTTGCAAGGTATTCCTGCATATAGTGGATCGGTATCCGATTCATCCGTCGCTATTGGTACGGGCTCAAAGACCTTCTCGAATATTCCTGTTGTCTTAAATTTCATCAACGGTGCATACGTTCGCATTAGCTCTAGGGCTAATCCAAACAACTACATGGCTGGCTATAAAACTGCCAACGGTAGCGTAAGTGCGATTACAGTCAACGTTGTTGAAACAGGTGGATCAGGAACCTTTGCAGATTGGGATATCTATCTTTCAGGCCTAAAGGGTGGTGTGGGACCGCAAGGACCTCAGGGCATTCAGGGTATTCAAGGTGTAAAGGGTGACACGGGTCTAACTGGTTCAACTGGCGCCACGGGCCCAACGGGCCCTACCGGTCCTCAGGGTGACGTCGGTCCTCAGGGCATTCAAGGTCCTATTGGTGCCACAGGTCCCTCTGGAACAATCATTGGCGCAACCGCCACCGCTCTTGCGCCCGGTACAAACCCATCCATAACTTTGGGTGGTACCTCAACTGCTAGAACCTTTGCTTTCGGTATTCCGACAGGTGCTACTGGTGCTACTGGTCCTCAAGGTGTAAAGGGTGACACGGGAGATACTGGTCCGATTGGTGCCACAGGTCCTTCGGGAACAATTACTGGCGCATCTGCGAGTTCGCTAGCTCCCGGCTCAACTCCCACAGTAACCCTTGGTGGAACATCAACGGCAAGAACGTTTGCTTTCGCTATCCCTCAAGGTGCTACAGGCTCAACTGGAGCTCAAGGTCCGATGGGTCCAGCAGGTCCCGAAGGGCCCATAGGCCCACAAGGTATCGATGGCATAGATGCATACACAGGATCGACATCCAACTCATCAATTGCTATTGGAACAGGCTCAAAGACCTTTTCGAATATTCCAGTTGTGTTGGGGTTCATCAATGGTGCATACGTTCGTATATCTTCTCGAGCAAATGCCGCTAATTACATGGCTGGTTACATTACCCCAAACGGTAGTGTAAGTGCGATTACAGTCAACGTTGTTGAAACAGGTGGATCGGGAACCTTTGCAGATTGGGATATTAATCTTTCTGGTGTAAAGGGTGCCACTGGAGCACAAGGTCCTCAAGGCATTCAAGGTGTTGCTGGTCCTACGGGCCCCACAGGTCTTACTGGACCAACGGGTCCTCAAGGCGTTAAGGGTGATACAGGTCTAACTGGTGCTACAGGTCCCACAGGTCTAACCGGACCTCAGGGCTTAAAGGGTGATACTGGTCTAACTGGCGCAACTGGTCCAAAGGGTGACACGGGCGATACAGGTGCTCAAGGTATTCAAGGTCCCGCTGGTGCTACAGGTCCCTCAGGAACGATTATCGGTGCAACCGCCACCGCTCTTACGCCCGGTACAAACCCAACAATCACATTGGGTGGAACATCAACGGCAAGAACATTTGCTTTTGGTATTCCAACCGGTGCCACGGGTGCTCAAGGTGTAAAGGGTGACACGGGTGATACTGGGCCAATTGGTCTTACGGGTCCACAAGGACCGCAAGGTATTCAGGGCGTAAAGGGTGACACTGGTTCCCAAGGTATCCAAGGTGCTACAGGTGCCACAGGTCCTTCGGGAACAATCACCGGTGCAACTGCTGGATCTCTAGCTCCCGGAGCGACACCTACAGTAACTCTCGGCGGCACATCAACGGCAAGAACCTTTGCTTTCGGTATCCCACAAGGTCAAACGGGATCGACGGGCGCACAGGGCCCCCAAGGACCCACTGGTCCCGAAGGTCCTTTGGGTCCGCAGGGGCTGCAGGGTATTCCTGCATATTCTGGATCTACTTCGACCACATCAAATACCATTGGTACCGGTTCGAAAACATTTGGATCAATTCCGGTATTTTTGAATTGGCAACTTAATGCATATGTTCGTGCAGCATCAAGAGCTAATCCAAATAATTACATGGCTGGCGTAGTTACGGCAAATAACGGCGTAAGCGGAATTACAGTCAACGTTACTGAAACTGGTGGGTCGGGAACCTTTGCTGATTGGGATCTTTCCTTAACGGGTATTAAGGGTGTTCAAGGCACCCAAGGTATTCAAGGTGCTCAAGGACCTGCCGGAACAATCACTGGGGCAACTGCAAGTGGTTTGGCTGCTGGAGCAACCCCAACGGTAACTCTTGGTGGAACATCGACTGTACGAACCTTTGCTTTTGGTATTCCAGCTGGAGCAACGGGTGCCACGGGTCCTACAGGTGCTACTGGTCCAACCGGACCCACGGGTCTAAAGGGTGACACTGGTGATGTAGGTCCTACCGGTCCCACTGGCCTTACTGGTCCTACGGGTCCACAAGGTGTAAAGGGTGACACGGGTCTAACCGGTGCAACGGGCCCAAAGGGTGACACGGGTGATGTTGGTCCTCAGGGCATTCAAGGTCCCACCGGACCTACTGGTTCAACTGGCGCTACCGGTCCTTCGGGAACAATTACAGGCGCAACCGCAAGTGTATTGGCTGCCGGTGCTACACCTACAGTAACGCTTGGTGGAACATCAACTGCTCGAACATTTGCGTTTGGCATTCCAACTGGCCCTACGGGTGCTACGGGTTCGCAAGGTCCCACGGGTCCTACGGGATCAACGGGACCCACGGGTCCTGCTGGAACAATCACTAGCGCAACCGCTAGTGGTTTGGCAGCAGGCTCAGTTCCAACAGTAACGCTCGGCGGAACGTCAACCGCAAGAACGTTTGCTTTTGGAATTCCCGTTGGGGCAACCGGTCCGCAAGGAATCCAAGGACCTCAGGGTTCAACGGGCGTACAAGGTCCAATGGGTCCTGAAGGTCCTAAGGGTGATCCTGGAGATGGTGGCGTTAACGGTATCGATGCTCATACAGGATCGGTATCAGACTCCTCCGTCACCATTGGTACGGGCGCAAAGACCTTTATGAACATACCCGTTTTTCTAGGGTTCATGACCGGTACTTACGTTCGGATTAGTTCCAGAGCCAACCCACTTAATTACATGGCGGGTTATACCACATTTAATGCTAGCACAAGTGCTATTTCAGTAAACGTTATCGAAACTGGTGGATCAGGAACGTTCTCTGATTGGAACATTACTCTGTCAGGCCCAAGAGGCGCGACAGGTTATCCGGATGATACTGATTGGACGTCGTTCACTCTACTCAATGGATGGACATCCGCCTCTGGTTGGGATGCTCCAAAATACCGAGTTCGAGCTGGACGATTGAGCTTGATGGGACGCATTGGTGGTACGGGTGGTGTGGCTACAAACTTCGCTACCTTCCCCGCTAATCTATGCCCTGCCGTTGGTACCGGCGATGTGGTTGTTATGATCGCAGATGCTGGAGCTCCAGTTCGTATTGCAGTTTATGGTCCAGATGAGGGAACTCTATCTGGAAAGTTGTGGTCTGCTACTTCGGGGACCATAACAAACTTGTCCTTGGCTAGCATTAGCTGGGCAATAGATTAACATCATCAAAATAGGAGTCATCTTGGGTGCTATTTCATTCGAATCGAAAGGTTCATTTAAAAAGACCGAGGACTTCCTGAGGAAAATGGCGAGAAAAGAGCTCTTTAAGTCTCTCGAACGTTATGGTCAGGAAGGAGTCGCCGCTCTGGAATCGGCTACCCCAGTTGACTCCCGTAAGACTGCTGCCTCTTGGAGCTATAAAGTTACTAGTTCCAAGGGGCAGCACTCTATTGAGTGGACAAACTCGCACGTCGTCGCTGGAACTCCTGTCGCTATTCTCTTGCAGTATGGGCATGGTACAGGAACCGGTGGCTATGTTCAAGGACGGGACTTCATTAACCCGGCAATGAAACCTGTATTTGACAAAATTGCAGATAACGTATGGAAGGCGGTGACATCTGCATGAGTACCATTGACGAGCGCATCGTCTCAATTAAGTTCAACAACAGCCAATTCGAGGCTGGTATTAAGACGACTCTGTCCTCGTTGGATGGACTTAAAAACAGTCTAAACTTTTCCGCAGGCGTTAAAGCTTTGGGAGACCTCGATGCCGCTGGCAAGAAAGTCAACCTAAAGTTTGATACCAATACGCTTGACGCTGGAGTTAAATCCACAGTTGATTCCGCTAAGAAACTAAAACAAGAGCTCAAGTTTGATGGGGCTGTAAAGTCTCTTGGTGATCTTGATGCTGCCGGTAAAAAGGTAAACCTCAAACTCGACCCCACTACGTTCCAATCAGGAGCAAAAGCGGTTGTTGATGCGGCTACCAACATCAAGCAGAATCTCAACTTTGATTCAGTTCAACGTAGCATCGGCAACCTCAAGATGTCTGCGCAGAACTTCTCGTTCCAGAACGTTGTTAATGGAGCACAAACCGTTCGACAAAGTATCGCAGATATGGATCTGGCTACCAAAGCAGTTTCATTCTTGCCGATTACGAATGGTGCTGAGAATGCTAAATCTAGCATCAGTGCAATGTCGATTGCTGGTATCGCTGCTATTGGCGCCATCGGTGTTAAGGCTGCAATGGTCGGTGCCGATATGGCTCGATCACTGTTCCTTGATCCCGCTAAATCTGGTCTGGCAGAATATGAGACAAACCTCGGTTCTATCCAGACAATTATGGCTAACACCCAATGGGAAAACAAAACCCTTGGAGATGTAAATGGTGCTCTTGATGAGTTGAACCACTACTCGGATAAGACCATCTACAACTTTGCTGAAATGGCCAAGAACATTGGTACGTTCACCTCAGCAGGCGTTAGCTTGGATGATTCGACCGCAGCTATTAAGGGTATCGCAAACCTTGCTGCAGTCTCTGGCTCAAACTCTCAGCAGGCATCGACTGCGATGTACCAGCTTTCTCAGGCAATGTCGGCCGGTAAGGTCGGTCTTGAGGACTGGAACTCGGTAGTTAATGCTGGTATGGGCGGTAAGGTATTCCAAGACGCGCTTATTCAGACTGCTAAGAATCAGGGTCAGAATGTCGACGGCTTGATTGCCAAGCACGGCAGCTTCCGAATGTCTCTTCAAGAGGGCTGGGTCACGACTAAGGTCATGAACGAAACCCTGTCGAAGATGACTGGTGACTTGACGGATGAACAACTCCGAGCAATGGGTTACAACGATGAACAGATCGTTGGAATTCAGGAGATGGCTCGTACTGCTCAGGATGCCGCAACCAAGATCAAGACCTTCACACAGTTGACAGGCACACTTCAAGAAATCACTGGCTCCGGCTGGGCACAATCTTGGAAGCTGATCCTTGGTGACTTCGAGCAGGCTAAGGAAATGTGGACTAGCGTCTACGGCGTCATTGGATCTATGGTTCAGGGCTCTGCAGATGCACGAAACAAGGTCCTTGGTGACTGGAATGCGCTTGGTGGCCGTACGGTCATGATCGAAGCGATCTCAAACGCGTTTAAAGCGCTGATGGGAATCCTCAAACCAGTCCAAGATGCCTTCCGTTCCGTCTTCCCACCCATGACTGGGCAGCGATTGTATGACATTACGGTGGGAATCCGCAACTTGACTGCAGCTATGATGCCAAGTCAGGAAACTGCTAACTTCATCGGTCAAGCCTTCAAGCTCCTGTTTACAATCATCAAAATAGGACTAAGTATCATCACTGGTGCTATCAGTGTTGTGGTTGCATTCTTTAAGGCGTTTGCTACAGGCGGCGATTCCATCAAGGGAAGTCTCCAGCCTGTAACTGACATGTTGGCTAAGCTGACTGAACGAATCCAGAACTCTAAGTTCATTGAGAATTTCTTCAAGGGACTTGCGACTGTAGCTACCACTATGGGTTCTGCATTGGGTCGAGTTATTCCGATTGTATTGCAGTTCGCAATAGCGATCTTTGATATGGCCTCTTTTATTAGCGGCGCAGCAATGCCCTTCATTTCCAAGTTTGCCAGCTTTATTAGTGGTCAATTGGTTGGCGCATTGTCTAGTGGAATCGATGTATTCTTTGCACTCGTAAGTGTCATAGGTATCTTTGTATCCTCACTCGATGAGGGTGTCGACGTTGCAATGACACGTGTGCGGGAACGTATCGAATCTCTTCAGCGTATGGGCGATGCTATTTCCGAAGGTTGGAAAAAGGCTGGGGAAGTAGTCAACCAGATCTGGCAGAAGATGCTTCCGGTTCGTGAAGCTATTGCCAAGATGTTCCAAGACATCAAGGACAACATCAAGAATGCTCTGACTGATGTCAGCTTCGAAGAGAGTTTGGACTTGGTTAACACCGGCCTTCTGGCTGGCTTGGTTCTGCTCTTCCGTAACTTCTTCAAGAAGCTTACTGGTATGGGTGATGGGATGAAGGACAGTCTCATGAAGCATCTGGAAACGTCTGTTGAGTCAATCAATGGTGTTCTGGAAGCTTTGACTGGCACGCTTGGGGCGATGCAGCAGAACCTTCAGGCAGATACCTTGATGAAGATCGCAATCGCAATCGGCATCTTGACCATATCTGTAGTGGCACTGTCCATGATCAACTCCGGAGACCTCACAAAGGCTCTTATCGGTATTGGTGTCATGGTGGTAATTCTCGGTAAGGCAATGGAAGCACTCGATAAGATCACAATCGGATCGGGCTTCATCAAGCTACCATTTATCGCAGCATCGATGATTCTCTTGGCAACTGCTCTGACAATCCTCTCGATTCCTGTGATGCTCCTCTCCAGACTCAGCTGGGGTGAGCTTATTAAGGGTCTGTTCGGTGTAGCAGTTCTCTTGGCTGCATTGGCTAAGACGACTGAAGCTATGGCGAAGAATCCTGCAAACTTGATTGCTACTGGCATCGGTCTTATGGCTGTAGCTGTGGCTATCAAGATTCTAGCTAGTGCTGTGACTGATATTGCGGCGCTTAGCTTTGGTGGGATGATTCAGGGCCTTATTGGTGTAGCTGGGTTGCTCACGGCACTCTCTATATTCAACAACATGACTAAGGTCAATGCGGGGTCTATGGCTTCCGCAGCGGGCCTTATTCTGTTGGGTATTGCGTTGAAGATCATGGCTAGCGCTATGGCGGACTTCGCTGCGATGAATCTCGGCGGTCTTGTTCAGGGTCTCGCTACTCTGGGCATAGTCCTCTTGATTCTGAACAACTTCAGCAAGAGTGTCGGCGACGGCGGAAATATGATCAAGACTGCAATCGCAATCGGCATCATGGGTTACGCAATGAAGGTTATGGCTGATGCAATTGGTGCTTTGGGTAGCTTGAACTTTGGTGTAGCTGCACAGGGTCTGATTGTTATGGCCGTGGCTCTCAAGGTCATTACGATGGCTATGAACGGTGTTAATGAGAAGGATATCATTGTCAAGGCGGCTGCTTTTGTAGTTATTGCTGCGGCTTTGTTGATCCTTTCTCAGGCACTTCAATCAATGGGCGGCATGTCATGGGAAGAAATCGGCAAGGGTCTCGTTACTCTTGGCGGTGCCATGCTCATTCTCGCTATTGGTATGAATATGATGACGGGCGCATTGGCCGGAGCTGCCGCACTATTCGTGGTTGCAGCAGGTCTTGCAATCCTTGCGCCAGTGCTTGTCCAACTTGGTAATTTGAGTTGGGAACAAATTGGTATGGGCATGGCTGCACTTGCTGCGGTCTTCATCATATTTGGTTTGGCAGGTCTCATCATGGCGCCCATCGTCCCAGTCATATTCGCGTTGGGTACTGCCATAGCAATGTTGGGTCTCGGCTTGCTTGCTACTGGTATCGGCGTGGCTGCGTTTGCAGCGGGTCTTGCAATCATCGCAACGGTGGTTACAGCTACAGGTCCAGCCCTTATCGCATTCGTAGCAAGTATCCTTGCATTGATACCCCTTGCTCTACAGAAATTGGCAGAGGGTATTGTCGAATTCGCTAAAGTAATCGGCGGAGCAGTACCCATATTTGTGGAAGCCTTCACAATATTGCTGTTGGCACTTCTTGAATGTATCATCGCAGTAACGCCTAAGATTGGTGAAACACTCTGGGCACTTATCGTTATGTTGGTCGAACTTCTGGTTCGAGCTCTTCCACTATTCGTTGATGCGGGCATGAAGATTATTGTCGGTATCCTTGAGGGTATCGCTAACAATATCGGTAAGCTGATTGATGCTGCAGCCAAGATTATTACTGAATTCATTGACGGCATCGCTCGAGGTCTTCCAAAGATTATCGAGTCAGGCGTCAATCTTGTCGTATCCTTCATCGAAGGTATGGCTACCTCAGTAAAGAACAACTCCACTCGTATGGCTAATGCTGGTGCCGATCTTGCGGAAGCAATCGTCAATGGTATGGTCAACGGTCTCGCAACCATGGGTGGGCGTGTACTTACATCGATTGGTGACATGGCTAACTCTGCGCTGAATGAAGCAAAGAGAATCCTTGGTATCCACTCACCTTCTCGTGAATTCTTTGCGGTTGGTAAGTACACCGGTCTCGGTTGGGCGAATGGTACGAAGGAATATGGCGGTCGAGTAGTATCGGCTGTCGGAGACATTGGTTCTTCTGCGCTTGATACGCTCAAGCAGTCCATGTCGAATATCAGTCAGCTGGTATCGGCTACGGATATGAATATGAACCCGACCATTCGTCCTGTACTGGACCTCTCTTCTGTAAAGAAGGAAGCTGGAAATATCGATGGAATGCTTTCACCTTCATTGATGAATCTTAGTGGTACATATGGCAAGGCTACCGTCTTGTCTAAGACTGCTGAGGCGAACCGAGAAGCTAAGGCTGAAATGTTCGTTAATTCTACTGATCCTAAGGAACCCGCACAGGTTACCTACAACCAGTACAACACATCACCGAAGGCTCTGTCGGAAATCGATATTTACCGTCGGACAAACAACCAGATCTCGACCTTGAAAGGAGTGGTGATCGATAATGATCGAATCCGTATACCTTAATAACTGGGACCGCGGCGTAGAGGAAACTCTATATCTTGGAAAAAGTAATAACGGCATCAGGATTGCAGACATTCAAGGTCTGGGTCCGGTTGCGGCCCAGTTTAACTCCTCACAAAAAGTAGGTGGCGCTGGCGTGCGTCATAACTCAACTCAGATTGGGGCTCGAAACATTGTTTTCAAGCTCGAACTGACAGCTGTTCGCCGAGGACGAACGGTTGAGGATTCACGCTACGCCCTCTACGACTACTTCCCAGTTGGGGAAGTGATTGAGATGGTATTTAAGACAGGTTCCAAAATGCGTCAGATATTTGGACGTGTGGAAACTGTCGAGCCCGAGATCTTTGCAAAAGAACCGACGATGCAAGTCTCGGTAGTGTGTGAAGATCCATATTTCATCCAGTATCCAGCAGTAGATGATTTCGTTATATTGCCGAGCGATGGTTCTGCAATAACGCTTCCATATACTGGTGGAATTCATACTGGAGTTACAGTCGAGGCGCAGGTTATCAGCGGAACACCTGCGCCTCAGGCTGGGGCTATCCAAGTCAATCAAGTAACCGCAGGATATCCCACTCGAGGATTCCGTATCGAAGACGCTAACCTAATGGGTCTCACCGGTGGCTATCGTCTTCGATCACAAGACATTATTACACTCAACTCTGTTGTAGGTAGTAAGTCGGCAATACTCCATCGTCCAATTGCCAACGAGACTTTCAATATTATTGGAGCTCTCACTGGTAACGACGGTCAAGGCCTCTTTCTCAAAGAAAGTCAATGGCCGCTACTCAGGGCTAAAAAGTCCTCATCATTTTCATATACCTCAACTAACTTTGCACCCATACATGTGGTGGTTAAGGTGAGTTGGATTACATTGTACGAAGGGTTGTAAGTCATGGAAGTATATGCACAAAACTCTTTGTTTAATGTAGAGGGAATATTTGAGAACTTCGGCTCTCTTATTTGGACCGATCGGTACATGGCTAGTGGGGACTTTGAGCTACTTCTTCCAAGAGGGGAAGACACGTATGACTTGTTGAATAGAACATCATATTTGTCTATCCCCTCTTCGGAGGAAACAATGGTAGTTGAGTCTGTTGAAGAAGAGGAACATGTCAAAGTAACTGGTCGATCGCTATCGTCGATCATGGATCGTCGTATCTGCGATGTGACTTCGGTAGCACCGTCGAGCAACACACTTACGGCCTTCCTACGCTACCTAGTTCTTCACAACATGGGTGCGCTAGCCACCATTCCTGAACGACGTGTGGATTTCCTTAATATCGACACCACGCCACCTGTGGATTTTGTAGATCCGACGGTATTTGACGTGGTTAAATATGGGGACTACCTCTATGACGCCGTTCAGAAGCTTTGCGTTTCAAACTCTCTTGGGTTCACAATTCGTAATAGGCCCGGAAGTGTTCTAATGTACTTCAAGCTATATTACGGTGAAGACAAAACGAATCACACTTTCCAAACTGTATTTTCTGAGTCAATTGGAAATATACAAGATGTCCGTCGTCTGAAGTCTGATAAAGCGCATAAAAATGTAGCTGTTGTCAACCTTCCACCGTGGGATTCCGCTGCTGTTGGTGTTGGTGAAATATGGCGAGTAAATCGCTTCGGTGTCGTTCCTAGCGGACTTGATCGTCGTGAGGTATGGACTGATGCATCGGAACTTCGACGCGACGAGACCTTCAACGCAACCAATAAGCCGTCACGTGCGGTTCAATGGGGATACCAAACTTTGGTAGGTTTTCCTAAAGCCAACGAAATCGATTTTAAGGTAGTTGAGAACTCTCCTTACAAATACGGTGTCGATTATGGCTTAGGCGACATTGTGCCGGTACTTGATAGCTTAGGCGAGGTTATCCCACACCGAGTTACTGAGTATATTCAGTCATATGGCCCTGAAGGGTCTGCTGAATACCCGACACTATCCGCTATTTAAGGAAAACTATGTCCCAATGGGTAAAAGCCGGGGTTTACTCTGCTTACATGAAGATTGCTGAGCCACGTGTGGTTCGCATAATTCAGTTCTTAATCTATATCGGTCTTTTGGCCGTCGGAATCATGGTATTGCTCTCAGTACCTAGATCCCTTGAAAGTGCCGTCGGCCACGGTTTCGTGGTTGGGTTTGCAATCTTTCTTATTATCGGAGCTTTGTGCAGTGGGGTTGCCGTACTACCGGGCATCTGGTGGTTGGAGCGATCCGGTCTCTCACTGTTGAGTTGCGGTCTTTTGATGTATTTGACAATGATCATTTGGTTGAATTCGTCACCCGTCGGAATTGCGATTTGCTTAATTCTGATGTTAACATTTGTACAGAGATGGTTGGAAATCAAAGGCGCTCAGCTCGCACCTCTCTTACCTAAAAGGGGGTAGCCTTGGATAGTACGCAGCAGTTCATTATTGCCCTCTTAGGTGCGGTGGGGGCGAGCACGTTCTTAGGAACGTTCGGCAAGGGCATATTCACGATGATCACTCGGCGCGCAACCCGCGAACGAGCAAAAAACACCAGTTATCTCGCACAAGCACAGCGGGAAATTGAACGTCGTGAAGCTGCTGAGCAAGAAACAGAAGATGAGCGCAAACTGAGACTCCAAGCCGAGTATCACGTAGCGCTACTTCAAAGACAAGTAATTCTACTCGGACATGAACCTGTCGAGTACGGCGTTAAGAAAGAGGCATCCAATGGCTGAACACGAGGCACCCTCAAAGGGTCCCGTAATCAACGATCGGCTCTTCGATCTGCTTCGGCGGTTCGTGGAGTTCGTATTCCCAGCTCTTAGTGGGCTGTATTTCGGTTTGAACAAGTTCTGGGGAGATGCGGTCTTCCCGAATCCAGAAAACATTGCAGGAACATTGGCCCTCGTGTCGATCTTCCTTGCAGGTTTGCTGGCGTTCCTTCGTAATGCGTATAGCAAAGCCGACACACCTCCTCCCGGGGGCTATGATGGAGAGGTAGTGGCCCATACTAATGACGACGGCCTCCCTGTCCTGAAGTTCGAGCTGGACCCCAAGAAGGTTAGTGATGTCCTGAATAAGTCTCAGGTTACCTTCAAGGGATTCAACCCTTCCGCCTGATGAGCGGATCGCGGTAAATACACGCCTTATAATGAAGAACTCTTGAAAGGAGAAACTCATGTTTAACAAGACAGTAAAAAACCCCGCCATGCAAATGGT